AATTCTTTCATCAAAAGATGTTAGAATGGAAGGTCAATTTAAAACTGCACAAGATTTAATCAATAGAGTATTCCAAGGTTTATCTTCTAAACATAAAAAAGTATCAGTTGTTTTTGCAGTTAAAGCTGGTGGAAAATCTGCTTCAAAAATAGATATTATGGTTGGTCGTATTGGTAATCAATATGTTTCATTTAGTAGAAAAGCATACAATGAATTAATTAAATTTACAGACAAAGATGGCAAAATTAAAAAAGCAAAATTAGTAGCTAATAGTCCAGAAAAACCTTTAGTATTTTTACATCCAGAAACAAATAATGTTGTGGCATTATTAATGCCAAGAAGAATTGATGGTGAATTATTAGCACAAGCACAAAATTATTTTAGAGATCATAAATCTAAATCAAACATGGATGGTATGCATTTTGATAGAGTAAGTAATTCTAGAGATGGAGATAATTGGGGAATACCAAATGATCCATACACAGCACCAGAAATGACAGTAGGAGAAAATAATGCTGGTTGGAAACGTCTATTTAATTCTCCAAAAGGATTAGATTTAATTGATCTTGTTGAAATGTATAAAGTCTTTTTAGATAAATCACCAGAAATTAATAAAATGAGATCTGGTCTTAATGGTTATTTTCAATTTAAGGGAAAAAAATCACCTCGTATTGTTATTAATGAAGCATTACAAAAAGATCCAGAACAATTTTTAATGACGTTTGCACATGAATTAGGTCATTTAATTGATTATTTACCAGATGCTACTTTAAAAAGAGGTAACATATTAGGTTCTATAGCTAGTTTAAAAGGTTATATGAACAAATGGATAGCTGGTAAAAATGATGGTGCTAAACCATTAGATCCAAAAGAAATAGCTAATCTTAAAAAACAAGCAGAAAAAATAGCAAAAGAAAATGAAAAAACAACAAACAAAGAAATTGTTGAAGATTTAAAAATAACTCCAGAAACAATATTGCAAATATTTAGAGATGCTAATGCTAGGGAAAAAATTGATCCAGCTTTTTATGATGCTTTTGCTAAATTGTCAGACAGTTTAAAAAAAGAAGTAGTTAAAGATGCCATGAAAGGTATGATGTCACATCATCTTCAAGTTATTGCAGATAGAATTAATGGCAAAAAAATTGATCCTAAATTATCTGAAGAAGCAAATACAATATTTAAACAAATGTTTGAAAGAGAAATAAAAGAAAGAGGATTAGTTAATAAAGAATGGATTACTCAAGAATTAAAAACTTTATCCATGAAATGGAAACCTTTTGATAGATCAGCAGATCCTAAATACACACAATATAGAGATGGCCCAAGAGAATTAATGGCAGATTTTATGATGGCTTGGTTATTAAGACCAAACTGGGTTAAACATAATGCGCCCAGAACATATGAAATGTGGAAACATTATATAGAATCAAAACCAGAAGTTAAAGCACAATGGGAAAATATACAGATGGAATTAAATGCTGGCGGTGATGCTAGATACGCTCCAATTATTAAAAACATTAATAAAATGTTTAGAGATGTAAATAAAGAAATTTTTAACAAAGCAGAAAAAGAATGGAAACCAGATGTAGTTGATCACTTAGGACAAGAATTAATTGATAATTATTGGTGGGTTTATAGAAGATTAGGTGGCACAGGAAAAGAAAGATGGCACAGTCCTTTTGCTAAAGAATTGCAATGGTCAATAGAAAATTACAGATACAGACATGCAAAATTAAAAAGATACGCAGATGAAATGCATAAACATGTAATTAGAGAAGCAGAAAATCTTGGTTATGATGTTTATGATATTAGCACTATGTTATTTTTACGTAATATTGCTGAAAGTTCACAAAGAGAAGGATTAGTTAATTCTTTAGGTATTCGTAAATATAGTAAAGAATTAGCTGAAAAACTTAATATTAGAAATATTGATGATATTTTTAAATATTTTGCAGAACAAAATCCAGAATTATTAAGAATTACAGATAAATTTTATGAAGTAAGACAAAGAATGATTATACCCGAAATTAAAGAAAGCGGAATGTATGATGCTGGTTTAATTAAAATATTAGAAGATAACATAAAATATATTACATTTAACGTAAAAAAATATTTATTAAAAAGATTAGAAAAATTTGGATCTAATGCAATTGCAACTAGATATTTAAAATCTTCTAAAGGTAGTTTTGATTCTATTCAAGATGTTTTTGCCGCAACAATGGAAAAAGATATGTTGCTATTAATTGAAGCAAGAAGACACAAAATGATAAAAAATACAATTGATTGGTTGTTAGAAAATAAATCTTGGTTAGAAACATATAGAGGAGCAGATAAACCAAAAGATAAAATTATATTAAAACCAAAATACATAGGAGAAGGTAGATTAGAAAGTCCTCCTCAAGGTATGGAATTAGTTTCTTTTATGAGAAATGGTAAATTAGAAAATTGGTTTGTTAATAAATATGTAGCAGAATCCTTTAAATCAAATCCTTACAATCAAGTACAAGCATTTCAAATAATGACTAGAACAGGTGATGTATTTAGAAAATTTTTTACAGAATACAATCCAGCGTTTTGGCCAATTAACTTAACAAGGGATATAAGTAGATCTGTAAAATTATTACCTAATGCTAGATATTTAGATTTAGCTGGACTTGGTAAAAATGCATTACTTAAATATTATTTTAAAGCAGTAATACCATCTTATAAATCTATTTTTAAAGATGGTACTCAATTAACAAGATGGATGGAAGAAGAAGGTTTTTTAATTTCCATGGTAGAAGGATATAGAGGTCAAGCTGGTTCTGAAGCAATAAAAAAAGGATTAGATGCAGATACATACATGTTAGAAAAACTATTAGCAAAAGAAGTTAAAAAAGAAGGAAATCTTGATAATTTATTTAATAGAACATTTAAAGATTTATTTGATAAACTTGGTAATTTTGCAAGAATGTTTGAACGTGTACCAAAAATAGGTGGTATTTTATTTTTAAAAGATCAGATTAAACGTGGCAAAATTAAGATGGATGATAAAGAATTAATGTTACGAATTCAATCTGAAGTAGGTTCTCCTAATTTTTTAAGACAAGGTAGATTAAATCCTTTAACAAATAATCTTCTTTTGTATTCTAATGCTTTTAAAGAAGGATGGAGAGCAGATATAACAAGATTTAAAGAAGATCCAAAATCTGTTGGAGGAAAATTTATTGCATACAACGTATTACCTAAAGTACTACAAAAAACAATGGAATGGGGATTATTAGGTTCTTCATTAGGTTATATGTATCATTATGGTATATCAGAATGGGATAGAATAAATTATATTCCAATTGTATTAGGTACTACACCAGACGGTAGAGTTGTTTATTTTAGAATACCACAAGACGAAACATCCAGATTAATTAATGGAATGTTATATAAATTTATGAGTGTAATAGATACAGATAAAGGCGCTGGAATGTTAGAAACACCAGCTGATATGTTTGGTTATTTAGGTTCTACAGGTACTCCATCTTTAAATCCAGCTATACCTTTAGTTAGTGATGTTCTAACTTATTTAAGTGGTGGTACTCCATATGATGAATGGAGAGGTCAAAAAGCAGTAGATCCTATTACTGAAAAAGCTGGAGGATATAGAAAACACATAGCTATTCTTAAATGGTTTGCTAACACATATACTGGACAAGGTTTTTATAAATTCAAATCTAATGACATAAATGAAATTACTACAACATTAGAAAAAGTATTAGATATTCCAATAGCTGGAAGAATAATAAATAGATTTGTTAAAATAGGACAACATCCAGCAGTTGAATATATGAAAAAAGGAGATGATGGTATTGAAGCATATGATAAAGCAGAAGCTAATGTAACATTAGATTATAAAGAAGCTATTAAATATTTAGCTGAAAAAAAACCTTTAGAAGAAAAACATAAAAAAGCAATGGCTATAAGAAATCAAGATATTTTAAGCAATCCATTGATGATACAAACTTTAGCTAGACTAGGAGGTTCTGATGCTATTATACAAGAATTAGCTGGAGAAAGAAGTGAGAAAAAACGAATAATTATGATGTATAAATTAATAGATTACATAGAAAAAACTGATAGTAACTATCCTTTATCCTTTAAAAAATAATATAAAAATGTTAAAATGAGAGAATAAAAATGACAATATCTACAACAATTATAAAAAACAGTTATTCTGGTGACGGTTCAACTACCGTATTTCCATATACGTTTAAAATTAATGCCGAGGCAGATATACAAGTTAT